CGCAATCACCAACAACGCTTGCTCAGGCTCCACCACATCAGAAGCCCACGCCACTGCATTCGGGAACGATAACCAACTTGCCCCGCCATTGCGTTCAGCCACATCCCACTGCCAAGGGGTGATTAAGCGTTGACTTATCACCCCATCAATCGCGGGTAGCGTTCCGTTAAGGGTTAGTTCATGCCACATGGATTAAGGCGCAACCCATAAGCCATCAGAGCCATGCCAAGTGATTGTCTCACCGCCACCTGTAACGGATGTTTCTTGCTGCCCATCCAACGCACCACTATCAAGTGCAAAGCGTACTTCGTCAGGCAATCCACGGCGTACACGAAGCCAAGCAACTGATAGTGCGTGTGTATATTCGTTCCCGAACAAATCAGTTAAGAACTTCTCAAGCGATAATCCACCGACGCCCGCTGTGACTTTCAACTCATGCCATTCTGTTGAGTTTTTCCATGGATTGAAGTTACCATTTACATTTTGCGTAACTACAACGCCATCAATTTCAACAATCGCATCACCATTTGCTGATAAGTGCGAATTGCCCGTTTGTATTGAAATAGCATAGATATTCGGCCCTTCATTATTGCCGTATCGCGCTGCGGCCCAATATACAGATGTTCTTCCAGCCGCGATTGAGGCTGCGCCGTCTAAACGATAAAGTATCGAGAATGATTCACCTTCGGCTAAGTCAATTTGCGTATCTAATCTGAACTGTGTTGTTGTTGAGACATTAACATCAGTCGTTAGATAGTTCGTGATTTCAAACACAGCTTGAATAGTTAAATCACCAATTAGCGTAGAGCCGTGCTCATTAGTCATTGTAATTTCTGGATTAACTAAATCTATCGAGCTCATTGAGTCGCGAGACAATATACCTGCTTCCGATAAAGCCCACCCGTCTGCTAGATTAGATGCTGTCCACGAAGTCGGGTTGCCGTTCGCATAATTATTCAAATCAATAGAGATAACATCGCCCACTGTGGCGTTTAATTGAAGAGGATTGTAAAGCGCCCACTTCGGAATTATGTTTGGCTCGTAATTACCGTTGTCTGGGTCTTGATGATCCGGTTCTTTTTCAAGCATTCTAACTACGCCCGTGTTTGCCACATCAACTAACAATTCAGCAACCGTAACGCCTTCGCCGTCGATGTTTGCTGGTTTATTATCAACGATGTTCGGTGCGTAAATAACATCATCAACAAACGCATATTCAGTGCCTTCTCTCACTTCATTAGTATTACTTAGACTAATCAAACTCAGCATTTTCGCGCTCGGACTCAAATTACGCATTTGATTTCGATATGTTTCAATCGAAACAACATGATTGTAGCCTTCATCACCTACGACTTCGGAGTTGTTGCTCCATAGGCCGATACCATCACCTTCATTGCGCTCTAACACGTAACCCAATTCGTCGGCAGGGAATAAGTCTTTCATTTGTGGGCGGTCTTTAGCGTTTCTACCCATCGATGCAAACGCTCTTGATGACCTAATATTAGACCCTTGTAGCTTATTGCCGACCATAAAAAACGTTTTGTAGAGCCACGCGTACAAGAATCCGCCCGTTACTGATTCATCTGCAATGTTGTTAGCGATATACACATCTTCAATTGCTTCATCTTCTATCGTGTTAAGACCGTTGCCGCCCTCAACTGCCCAGTTGCACTCTCTGAAAAAGTTGTCGTGCATCGACCAGCCTTTTTGCAATGCAATAGACACATTGACATTGAACCCCATGTTTGCGCCTTCGCCGTCTAACATTGCGTTATAAGCAAAGTGGTTGTGATGTGAAGAGCTATTCGCATACCAGTGATGATCGTAAACATCATCATCTGCATCCGTGGTTACGATATTACCGATCATCCGTATGCGGTCTTCGGGATAGCGCGATTCCGTGTGAATAGTGCTGCCCCGCGTTTCACATACATCAACTTCAGTACCAGCAGCAAGTGTCGGCATTGTTGCAGGCGTATCACGTTTGGCCTTTAATGTTAAAGACGTTACAGAGCCCGACTCCGGCATAAGTGCTCGTCTATAGTGCGTCCGCCCGTTTTCACGACCATTTTCATAAATTTTTATGGTCACTTCACCATCGGGATTTCTAAGTCGATACGCATCAACATCAAACGGCGTTTCGAATGTAATAACAGTATCAGCGGGTGATGATGCAACAACAGTCATTTGCTCTACATGTTTGCGCTGCTTTCCGTTAAAAGTGTTCCCCCAAAAAAAGCTGTGGTTACGCATACTTGCCCCGCTTAAATGCGGGGCTTCACCATTAGCATCAATAATTCGGTCAGCAATTGTCAAACAGCGATGCTCTGTTAGCAATGCTGTCGAGTTTGAGCCATCAAATATAGATTGTCGTTTTGATAATAAAGGCGCAGTTATATTGCCAACCGACACAAGTTCTGGAAACGATGATGTCGATTCTGTAGTACTCACATTGACAATTGGTACTTCTCCTAAGGTAGAGCTATAAAGCTCAGGTGGTGCGCCTGCGCCAAATTTATCAATTGTGAAATGCCCCGTTTTAAAACGAACGTTAAGCTGTTCGTCAACATCAAATGATTGTCCTGCGGCTAATAAAACAGCGACATTATCGGGGAGTTGCGAATTTGTTTTAAGCCATGCTTTGGGCCCTGTTGATGTATTTACATTTGTTAAATCAGACGTTGGTGCAAATGCAGCGTCAATTAATAGCTCGTCATCTGATAGTTTTGATTCAATTCTGCGTATTGCACCATCGAAATAAATCCAGTTTGTGTTCTCGTTGTCGTAGCCTACCGAAGTTGCTGCGGCATGGTCGTAGCTTGCAAACGCACCTGTAGCATTTAAAATGCGTGTTGCAGCCGTAAACGTACCATTAATATTGCCAAAGCCGTTGGGGTCTAATCCATCTTTTGAGTCATCGCCCATTAAGCCTGCAAAATAAATTTTGTTTTGATTATTCGGTAAGAACTCAAATACCTTCTCAAATGTTCGATGAATCGGGAAGCCGGGGTTGTTCTTGTCAGGCACATACACATCAACTTTTGCTTTGTAGCGACCTTCTTTTCTAACTGGCCCTGTCCACTCTGGGCCGTACATATCGGTGTACGGGTTAATGACTGAGTAATCAATCTGAGAAGTGTATTTCTTTATTTCACCGAAATACTCAATCGGCGACCCGTCTTCGTACGTTACAGTCCAGTCGATGTGGGCATGTTCGTAATTGCGAACAGGTTTGTTTGTGTGAAGTCGATTACCATCGATAGTCAAATCAATGCTTAAACACAGCGCATATGGTGCGCGATTAACGCCATCAACAAAGCCCTCTTGCACGTGAATGTCATTAATCGTTAAGTCATTCGCTTCGATTTGCGAATAGCCATAGTAAGGTTCTGGAAACAAAGTGCCCTGGATTGGTTCGTTGGTTACGGCATTTACAGTAAACGTATAAGGGTAAGAGCCTATAACCTGATCGTTGATATCATAAGCAATCGCGACAACCGTATGCGTACCCAAACTAAATGACACACTTGAAAATTCAACGGCTTGATCCAAAGACGCAAATAGAACAGGATCAGTCAACTCCAGGCCATCTTCAAAAAAACGCACATACGAAATATCAGGAAACTTGAGTGATAATGTTGCCAATTCGCCCTCGTCAATACTTGCGCCTGAAAGCAGTCTTAATACAGCTGGTAATGGCGTCATCGTAAAATTAAACATCGTCTATTCCTTCCAAAATCTCTTTCGCAATTAACTGCAACCGAAAATAAGCCCGTTGGCAGTGGTGTTTTTGTCTAAAAAGACGAAACCACCATTTATCAATCAGTAATTTTCGTTTTAACCACTCACGGTCACCCAAAACACGCCCTTGGTAATAACTGCGAGCAGACACCGACCATTGCACACGCCCATTAAACGCAAACAGGTTTAATAGTTGGCTCAGCAAAGTGCCAAACCGTTGCCATTTCGTGAGTTTGGCAGCGGTTGTCATCAGCTAAAGTCCACCGTGATCGCATTCACAGCTGCTTCCGTAGTAGCAGCGGCTAATGCAAATTGATAATTCGTGTATTTTTTCTTGTTGTTCCGCGCTTCAATACCAATCGCGACATACACAGTTTGAATATCCGCCAGTGGCAACATGTGCCATGTACCTGTCACATCAAAGATCTCAGCTTGGGTTTCACCAGCACCATCAGCAAAACGTTTTGCTTCTTCAATCGCTGCAGCACTGGATTTTCCTCCAAACCAGGTATATCCAAGCACATCCACCGTTGCTGCTTCTGCAGCTTGGTATGCCAGATCAATCTCTGCGTTTTTTTGAGCTTTGAGTTCAGACAGCGTGATTATTTCTGCATCTTGCCAACCGTTTGGTGTCGCTTCTTCAACGGGCATTGTTTGTGTTAAAACAATATCACCATTTAATTGATAAACTGTTTTCGTGTCGCCACTGTATGTAGTGGATGCGCCATTAATGACATTGACATGTAAACCTTGCGTTTTTTGTTCAGCGATCTCGTTATAACGTGCCTCACTGATCTCAATTGCGCCCAATGGCAATGTTTCAGTTTTGCCGATCTTTTCACCAAGTTGATAAAACATCATAAAATCCTCGCGTAGTACGTTGCCTCAATGGTATGAACTGTTACCTCAGAACCACCGTCGACCGTCGTATCTGGTGGTGTAACTGATTTCGATTGCCCATCATTACCCCAGCCGAATCCAATACCGTCACCTTGCCCCCATCGAGACGTTGTTACTGGAACGGTGTGTGAATGCGCTTTGTTTTGAGAGGCGTAGGTTGTGCCGCTTACACCAGGTCTTAAATAACGTTTTGATGTATTAATAAGTTCAACGGTCTCACCGTGAACAGGGCTACCTACTAAATTAATCGTCGCAGACACTGATAATTCTGGTGCTGTTCCGGTATAACTTTCATTATTCAATAAGTTCTCGTTATAGCCATCAACACCATCTTCGCCAGCTGATAATTTAATAAATTTGGCATCGCCATCGTTTGATGGCACAGGGCAACCAGGAACGTGATCAAACACTGGAAACGGCTCAAGAATGCCTCTGGTTAAATAAGCTTGCTGATTATGTAGCGCTGTCATTTGTGCAGATAAAGCCGCCAAGTCATCTGCAGAGACTTCGCTTAATGAGGCAGCCGTCCGCACGTCAATCACATTACCCGCACCATCAATATCAGCTAACTTGGTGAGATAATGCTCAAAGCCATTGCCGTCGGTGTAATCATCATGATTCACTGCATCAGCAATAAACGCCACCACTGCTGATTTGTCAGACACATCGCCCTGCAGCGACACATCCACCCAAATCGATGCCGGTGGGCTTGCCACCGTCACTTGTTGAGCCACGGCGCTGGCAATACGGATGCCACCCACATACCCCACACCAGGCAACACGTCATACACATCCGTGCTGCCCTGGCGAACCACCATCCAGCCTGTATCTAAAAACGCTTCGTGTCCGTAAATATCAAAGTTAGATAAACGCTCGCGTTCATCAATACCGTCCAGTCGGGCTGTAAAATCAATTTGCCACGTTTCTGCTGGCACGTTGATCGCTGTAGTTGATTGAATGCCGCTATAGGCGATCAAAAAATTGCGAGTCAGGTTATTACCTTGCACACCGCCGGTTGATTTTCGTTTTGAGATTAACGGTACATAGGTCGCAGCAATCAACACGCCTTCATCGTCAATCAAGCCAACCCAATTAAAGTCGTAATCACCCACGCCCGAATCCAGCACAATCGAGTACACCACTTGATTTGTGTTGACATACCCCGAACGTGTCACCGTGCGCGTGTCCATAATGTCTTCTGGGGCCGGCATGGTTTCAACGCGATCAACTGGTTCGTTATTCACATCCAAGCCGTCAATGTTCGCAAACACAAACTGCGTGATGTTTAACACCTCGCTGGCACCTTGTTTTGCTGCTATTTGGTTTTCACCTAATTTTGTTATAAAAGCCATAACACCCTCTTAAAGTCTTGCGACATCTAGTCCCCAACTGTTGCCGACCGTCACTTGCTCAGTGCTTGTTGTTGCCAGCCACGGTTCAATCTCTTGTTTTGCCACGTCATAATCCCACTGGCCGCCGGTTTCATAGTTTTCAACCACTAACTCAATCGGATTGATCACGGTTAATTGATAACGTCTGCAAGTGCGTCCATATTTGCGAATAATGTGTCCTAGTAGATCCACGTTTTCAGCCAATTGACTATCAGACAGATAAAGCAGGATTACATCCCAATCAGTCGCATCCACACGCTCGTCAATTTCTAAATAACCAATGCCTAAACGCTCAAAAATACGTATAAAGCCTGCTTTGCTGCCTGCGTCTTGTGCGTTGATTAATGCGTATTTCACGCGCTTGCGGTACAAACTCAACGGTTCATCTGCAAACTGTTCAATATCACGCGAAAACGCGATCAAATCTAAAATGCCTACCGTGCAAGTCAGTGGATCGGTTTGCTCTAAAGGCCAATAGATCCAATCTTGGGCTTGTTGCCACCAACTTTTTGCCGCCGTGATTAAGCGATCAAACTGATCACCGCCCAGCCAAAACGGGAGTTTTATCTCAATCATTAGCCCACCGCCTGCATGTTGATGGTTAAGCTATCCAGGCTTGGCACCCATAGCTCAGTCACAATGCTTGATTGGTCAAACTCAATATCCACCAAACCTGCAAACTCAGCATGGAGCTCGGCTTTTAACTGACTAAATGCAAACCGTGAATACGGCTGTGTCAGTGTTGCCGAGTAGCTTTTGTTTTGGCGAAACGCAGCATAGATAAAGTCAGTCACTTGTTGCTGCAGTGTACTTATCTCAGTAGTGCTTAACGCAGCATCATGCCAAATATCCACCACTAAACTCACCGACTGTTCCGGCATTTGATACACCACCAAATCATCACCGTGGCCGTGATTGCCTTGGTCGGTAATGTATTGGTTAATGTCCGTTAAATATTGAGCAACATCCAGCGTAAAATCGAACAGCACAAACGCATTCGCCGTGCCTGGTCCTCGCGGTGCATCATGCACAAAATAAATGTCATCCACCGACACACCGGCAAACTCTGAGATCAGCGCACGATAAACGCTATCTGTGTGATAGTCCGATGCCGTGCCAAACTGATTCCGTGCTCTAGCCACTAACTCAGCATTGCTTTCCCGGTCTGCACCCGGCACCACCAAACTGTCGACATCATTTGTCACACCGACAATGTTGGGAATAGTTTCTGGCAACACTGAAAAATAACCCGCTGCCAGATTAAACGCGCCACCGACACTCACTGCTGTCGCGTTAACACGCTGAGTCGCCAAGCCAGGCAAAAACGCAGTATCCTCAGTCACCACTAATTGATACACCACATTATTTAATGAGGCCGTTTGTACCACTGTGCCGGCTTCAATTACGGTATCTACCGCCAAGTTGTCTCGGGTAAACACCAACGAATACTCAGCTGCCACCGCTGCTTTTCGCGTTAAGTTCACAGCATCAGCCAATAACTCAACCGCCCAATCTGCTACTGCTGTTTTTAAGTAAAAGTTTGGCATTACCGTGCCAATCAAAAACTCAACCAGCCACAACGCAGGTTTGGTAATTAATGCCGACGTTAAACGCCAAAACGGCGAATAGGTGTTGTCGTTGCTAATCTCTGATCCAGAGTTTTCCAGTTCAGTTCGCCACGCTTGCTGCATCTCGGCTTCTGTGGTCGGAATACCCTGGTCGCTGATTATTTTTTTAAAATCCACATTTGCCATTTATGCACCTGTCGTTAAACGCACACCGCCAAACTCGTAGGTGTTGGCCGTGATAAAAAAGGTTTCATGATCAGTCGCGGTAATCGCCACCGTGCC